AGATACAATTTTATTACGAGTAGAATGATTGAAGAATTAGAACACAAGATAATGACCAAGAAGAGATTCACTAAAGCAGTTGAAGTTTTAGTATCTCAAAAGAATATGAGTTATATAGATGCAATGACTTACATAATAGAAGAAAGAGGAATGGATTATATGAATGTAAAGAAACTCATTTCTCCTGCATTAAAAGAAAAACTCACACAAGAAGCTCAAGGTCTAAATCTAGTTAAAGTTAAAAAGAAAAATAGCTTACCAGTATGAATTCGAATATAGAAATTCAAATGCAGTGGGCTATGTTTAACTTTGATATAGCTGTAGTTATTATGTTTTTAATAATATCTCTATTTTGGAAACAGCAAAGATTAGGTCTTTTTGTTGGTGCTATGATTTATTTATTTTTTACAATATTGTGGCATATACCTATAGATTGGAGCAATTTATATTAATGGATCCTTTCGACAGTTATAAATTATATAATGCACTTAAACTTCATTTTGAGAGTGATACATATGATGCTATCAAATATAATTTTCATACTACAATTAATCATAATAGTTTCTTTAAAAGAAAGGATAAGTATTATTTTGCTAAGTTAGCTAAAAATTATCCAAAGGAATTAAAAGAATTTTATGTATCACAATTTATTAATGATGCAAAATACGTAGGAGATATGATGGATCCTACAGCCAAGAAAAATTATGTTGAATATAAAAGAGTACATGAAGCAATACATCGTGTGTTCGAAAAAGATATAAATACTATTGGTAATAAAGAATTTGATGATCTTTTGGTGGTGAACAATATAAACACACCTCCGGAGATTATTAAAAGATGGATGGAGGAAGACATAACACTGGAAACAGTGGTCATCCTTGATCAATTGACTAACTTTGTTGAGAAAGAAGGGAGTAAGATAACCGAAACTTTGTTTTGGCCTGATACTTCTAGAAAGATCAAAAAGTATAGTCCATTCGTAAACTTCAAAAAAGATAAATGTTTAAATATTATCAAAAAGAGGTTTACAAAACCACAATAGTGTGGTATAATAAGAGTCTATATTATGGGAAAGTGGATAATTCAGTAAATACAATGCAATACGGAGAAATACAATGTCATTTGCAAATTTAAAGAGCGCACGAGGCTCGTCAATCGACAATCTCGTAAAAGCAGCGGAAGCTGTTTCAACAAAATCAGAAACTAAATCATATGTTGATGAACGTTTCTGGAAACCCACTCAAGATAAAGCTGGCAATGGATACGCTGTTATTCGTTTCTTGCCTGCTAAAGAGGGTGAGGATCTACCTTGGGTTCGTTACTGGGATCATGGCTTTAAAGGCCCAACTGGTCTCTGGTATATCGAGAATTCTTTAACTTCAATTAATCAACCAGATCCTGTATCTGAAGCTAATACGCTTCTTTGGAATACTGGTCGTGAAGAAGATAAAGCACTTGCTCGTGAACGTAAACGTAGATTACATTATGTGTCAAATATCCAGGTGATATCTGACTCTACTAGACCTGATGCTGAAGGAAAAGTATTCCTTTACAGGTTTGGTAAAAAAATCTTTGACAAAGTCATGGATGCAATGCAACCTGCATTCTCAGATGAAGTACCGGTTAATCCGTTCGACTTCTGGGAAGGTGCTGATTTTAAATTAAAAATCAGAAAAATAGATGGTTGGACAAACTATGATGCATCAGAATTTTCTACACCGACTCCTTTGTCGGAAGATGATTCTGTACTAGAAGAAGTATATGGTAAATTATATACTTTGTCAGAGTTTGCTTCTCCTGAGAACTACAAATCATATGATGAGCTTAAAGCTAAATTGAATAGGGTTCTTGGAGTTGATGCTGGTATTACAGCTGCAGCAACTGCACCTGCTACTGCCACATCTAATGTAACTATGGATTCAATGCCTGAAGTACAACCTGAATCTTCTTCTGAAGAAGATGATACTTTGAGTTATTTTGCTAAACTAGCAAACGAATCATAGTACACGGGTTTAGTATACTCTATCGTAGTCAATTCTAAACTTTAAAAGGGGTTCGTGACCGTAAATCCGAATCCCTTTTTCTTAGGAATTCAAAACGTATATATAAAGTGATAGCCTGAGAAAAGGAACACACCAAATCTTATTATCCAATCTTTAAAGAATTAGTCGTATCAGATGAATCTGGTGTTGAATGTATAGAAGCTAAATTAGTGATGTTTGTACTAGTAGTTAAACTTGTTGGTGAGAAGACAGATTGATCAACAGAAGTAGGTCCTCCGGCAGTCGCTAAAGCAGGATTACCAGCAGCAACTAATTCTAAACCAGTAGTCTGAATTGGAGCAAATAAGGATTTTAATAGATTAATTTCTTCAGTAACCCTATCTATTCCTTCTATATTAAGTAATCCCTTAACTTCTGTATTGAATCCCCATTTAGGTATTTCACCTCCTTCCAAAGCTAATTCAAATATTTCGGTAGCTCCTAAAAGATCCTTAGCCATTTGTTCCGTATTCATATCAAATGTTATATTACCTAATGATTGGAAATCAGTTAAAACATCTTTAAATCTATTTAAAGAATCAACTCCTTTATCAATTCTATCAGCATTATCTGCTAAGGTAAGTGCTTGTTCTACTGGACCTTCTTTACCTGAAAAGAATTGTACAACAGCTTGACCAGCCTGACCTAATGCTGAGATAAATGTACCAGCACCAAAGGCAGCTAAACCTTTGCTTAATTCTACTAATATGCTAGTTGTATTTTTGGTTTTTTCTAATGTTGCTCCAGGTAAATCACCAATAGTTAATAGTGTTGCTACTTCTCTTTTAATATCTTCAGCAAAATTATCACCAGCTGAGAATTTAGTTATTGCATCAGCTAATCCAGCCATGCCTTTACCATAAGAAAATGCTACTAGACCTGCAGCTAATCCGCCCATAACAGCTATGAATTTAGCTGTATCCCAACCTATTCCTTCTATTTGTGATATGGATAATAGTGTTTCTACTTCTGCTTTAATATCTTTTGCAAAATTTTCACCTTGGAATAATGTAATTGCATCACCAATGCCGGATCCAGCTTTACCAATTGCAAATGCTACTAGACCAAGCCCTAAACCAAGCATGGCTTTGAAGAATGCACCGCTTTCTCCCATAAGATTTTTAGCACCACCTAGCTCTTTTGAAATAGATAATAAGGTTATAACATCTTTCTTTATCTTTTCTGCCCAGTCTCCTTCTTTTGTAAACATCTCCACACCGGCCGAAAGTCCTGAGGCAACTGCTGAAGCTCCTTGACCAATAGCAAAAGCTGTTAATCCAAGACCTAAACCAGTCATTGCAAGGAAGAATGCACCACCATCTTTAAGCATTTCACCAGCACCACCAACTTCATCTGATATACTTAAAAGGGTTATAACATTATCTTTAATATCATCAGTCCATTTCTTTCCTGTAAATTTTTCTACTACTGGACTTACAGCTGACGCGCCCATGGCTGCGGCTGAACCTATTGCAAATGCCGCTAATCCAAGGCCTAAACCAAGCATGGCTAAGAAGAATTTACTTCCTTCTCCTATAAATGAATCCCCATCTGCTTCAACTAGATCACTAATACTTAATAGGTTTGCAACATTTTCTTTTATCTTTTCAGAATCTATATCATCTAATACATTTAATAGATAAGCTCCTGCTCCTATAACAGCTGCAGCTCCGAGTCCAGCAGCTCCAACACCTATACCTAAGCCGCCCAGCATCTTGCCCATACCACCCATTAGACCTTCAGCTAATTTTCCGGATTCTTTTGATCCTTCTTTAGCTAAAGCTTCTGGTTGTCCTTTTAGAGAATCTCTTATATCCTCAAAGATCTTTTGCATATCATCGGATTTTTCTTCCTCTTTAAGACCTTCAACTGATTCTCCTTCTAGCTTTTCCTCTTCATTTTCAAGTTGAGCACCGAAGGTTTTATTAAGGGCTTTTTGATTTTCTAACTGCGCAGCAGTCATATTCTTCATTTCAAGAAGATGTCTACGAACATTAATCGTATCTCTTCCTAGGGATTCGCCAAGGTTCTCTGATTGTTTAATCAGAGTTTCTTTTATTTCAGATAGTAATTCTTTTTGAGTACTACCCGAGACTGGGTCAGGCTTTGATTTACCTGTTTTACCTCTTTGGCTTTCAGCATCTGTTTTATCGTCAGCCATTTATTTTCCTAAGTTTTTTTGATTGATATATCTGCCGCATGATCTTTTGCCGCGCTGTTAACATATAATCCAAACCATGCTGCTCCTGCACCTACCAATATTGATAGTAATCCAG